GTTTTAGTGGGCATGATGACTGTAAGACAGAGGAGAACTATCCTGTTGAAGCCTATCGTGCATTCTACAAGCGTGACAAGATGGGCTTTGCTAGATGGAACAAGAACAGAGCCATGCCTGAATGGTTAAACTAAACGCCTTGACATAGGTAGAAAGGAGGTATATGGATACAAATACTACTGAACGTCTTACTGTTTATACACAGATAAGACATCTTGAAACCAAGATTCAATGGCTTGAGCAAAGACTTGAGCATTTAGAATCTATTATCAATGGAAAATAAAATATATGTTTAATAATACACTTAATAAAAATCTTGGGCCTACACGAAAGTTTAGACCTGAGTCATATAAAGCCAATGACCAGAAAGCAAAGGATATTATTATTCCTTATCTTGAAAGTAATGGGCATACAATCATTGATTCCAAAGAAGATTTTGGTGTCGATATAAAAAGTGAGAAGGGTGGAAATCTTTATTACACTGAAGTTGAAATGAAAAACCAGTGGTACGCTGGATCTAACTTTAATAATGAAGCTAATTGGAATCCACAATGGACTGATCTCAGAATACCTTATAGAAAAGATAAACTTCTACAGGTAGAAAGAGAGAAGAACTCCTTCTTAAATTTCTATGTCTTTAACAGAGAGGGTACTATGGCATGGAGAGTAAAGGACTCCGCTTTAAAAGATGCGGATGTAAAAGAAGCTAATAATAAAAGTAGATTCTCTGGCATACGAGAAGGAGAATTGTTCTTTCACATTCCTTGGCAAGAGGCTGAGTTAGTATTGTTTAGTAAGGATATATAATTCCTAAGTACAATATAACTTTTAAAAATTATGGTGTGCTAGTTGATTCTGGCTCACCATATGAAATCTACAGGCACATTTCTAACATGGCAGCATATCACGCATCACAGTATTGTGAGTTTGGTAAGTTGTCTGATAATATAACTATAGAAAGGATAGAAGAAGATGACAGGAAATTATTACATAGTAATACAAGGGTTAGAAAACCCTAATCAAGAAGACACAAATGAGTTTTTGTTTATGACATTTAAATCATATGAGTTTGCAGAGAAAGTAGCAGAAGATCTCGTGCAAACATTCTCAGATAAGTATTTCTTTTATGTTACTGATGAGAAACCAGATGACTACTTAGAAGATTCTTACTCAAGTATATATACAATGTTAATAACAAAGGTATACTCTACTGTAATGCAAGCAGTAGATGCCGCTGACGAACAGTTGTCTAAGAGTAAGAGGCCTCATCTACGAGTTGTAAAATGAAACAAATAGTTAGTCCTGCTTCTAAACTATCAGAAGCATGTAAGTACTACATGTCTAGCCCTAGTTACTGTTCTTTAAAAAGTAACACACAAAAAGATTATAGTATTAATCTAATTAAAGCGTGTGATACTAAAGTAGATGGTAACAAACAACTTGGAAATATAAAACTTAAAGATCTAAGATATAAGCATATGAGTATTGCGTATGAACAGTGGGAAAAGAAAGGCATACGACTAGCTAATTATATATCTACTTGTACTAGTATAGTATTAAACTATTGTATAAAGTTTGAGGCCTTAACACATAACCCAATGTCTCTAGTAAAGAAGTCAAAGACTAAGCCTAGAAAAGTAATGTGGCAACCAGATCAAGTACAATCATTTTTAGATAAGGCTTACTCTGACTTTAAGTGGAGAAGCATTGGTCTTATAGTTCATATGGCATACCAGTGGGGACAACGTATAGGAGATATGCGTACATTAACTTGGGAGTCTATCGACTTTAAAAATAGAAGACTAGACTATGAACAAAGTAAACGAGGTGCAGATGTACACTTACCAATAGGTGAGAAGCTACTACAAATGCTAAGACAGCAGAAGGAAGACTATGACTTTCAAGAATATGTTGCACCTCGAACTGAAGTAAAAGCAGGTGCATACTCTCCTTATACTATTGATGAAATACATATACTTATCAATGAGGTAAAGGAGGAAGCTAATCTACCTAAAGAACTACAAGCAAGAGATCTTAGGCGTACAGCTATAACTGAAATGGTTGAAGCAGGGGTTGACTTAGCAGGTATCATGCAAGTATCAGGGCATCAGTCACCTCAGAGTGTGAAGCCTTATCTTGTTAATACATTTAGTGGTGCGAGTAATGCACTAGAAAGGAGATTTAAAAATGACGATAAATATTAAAGACTACGTTAGAGACTTGGACTTATCTGATGGTGCGTCTATAAGATCTGACTGCCCTATATGTAATAGTAGAAATACATTTACTGCATCAAAAAATGATGGCACTGTGTTATACAACTGTTACAAGTTAAGTTGCTCTTTAACTCCGGGTATCGTACCTATAAACTTAACGGCTGATGAGGTAGCTCTTCGATTAACTGAGTTAAAAGAGACTAGAAAAGAAGTGATACCGACATTTAATATACCTGAGTACATTACCTTTCCTGATTCATCACAGACAAACTACCATAGATTTGTATCTAGGTGGGGCTTAGAGAGTGAATATAAAGATGTTATGTACGATGTAAAAGATGAACGTGCTGTGTTTCTAATACGAGACAAGCACAGAAAGTTAATAGATGCTATTGGTAGAGCATTGAATGGTGCTGTACCTAAGTGGTATAGGTACACAGGTAATGCAGATGTCTATACTAGATGTATGGGTCAGCCTAACGGTGTAGTAGTTATCGTTGAGGATATAATAAGTGCTATAACTGTCGCAAAGGTGCGACCTAATGTCACAGGTATGGCTGTTCTTGGTACAAATATTAATCACACCCACATGGAATACTTAGAAGACTATAGTAAAATTATAGTAGCACTTGATCCTGATGCTACTAATAAAAGTATTGAATATAGAAAGGAGATACAATCGTGGACAGGCATTGACACTATGGCAATGATGCTACAAGACGACATAAAATATAAAACAGAAGAGGACTTATTAAAATTAAAGGAGTATACAACATGATGCACGAACTAGCACTAATAAAAACCATGATGAACAAAGAAGTTTATGAAGAGAATAAAGGCATAAGGTTTCCCGATAAGTTATTTGGAAAAGACTTATGTAAAATCAAACAGACATTAGAGTATGCAATGGAGACCTATGATAAGTCTTTGACTACATCTACACTTGAGGCTTTGTTCTTTGCTAACAACGGAACTATGACTACAGCTAACAAAGAAGTATTTAAAGATCTCTTTAAGAAGATAGAAAGAGAACAGCCTTTAAGTAAGGAGATTGCTTCTGATGTATTGTCTAAACTATTCCAACGAGTAGTAGGAGAAGAGGTAGCTAACATAGGATTAGATTATGTAAATGGTAAGATGCACAGCATGGAACCCTTACGTAAACTAATTGATGACTATCAAGATGACTTCATGCCTAACTTAACTGTAGAATGGGATGACATTAGTTTAGAAACATTACTGAAGTTGAATAAGACTCAAGCCCAATGGAAGTTTAATATACCTAGTCTAGCACGTAGGGTAGAGGGTATCAGTGGTGGTCACCTAGTTATGGTGGGTGCAAGATCTAATACAGGTAAGACGAGCTTCCACGCTTCTCTTATAGCTTCTCCTAATGGGTTCCTCAATCAAGGTGCTAAAGTTATGGTGCTAGTAAACGAAGAGTCCTATAACAGGGTGGCTATGCGTTATGTAAATGCATCTACAGGTATGAGTGAAGATCAGATAGTTGCTAACCCTGTACTCACTGCACAGAAATATAATAAGGTTACACCTAACCTCTACATAAAAGATGTTACTGGTGTCACAATGGATAGAGTAGAAGGGTACGTAAAAGGTTATAGACCAGACATAGTTGTACTAGACATAGGAGATAAGTTTGCTGCAAAGGGAGACAGATCAGATATAGTCTTAAAAGATAACGCTATTCATGCACGTAACATAGCCAAGCATTATGACTGTGCTATCATTTATATGTCTCAGTTATCTGCAGCAGCAGAGAATGTAGTTAATGTAGATATGTCTATGCTTGAAGGTAGTAAAACAGGTAAAGCAGCAGAGACAGATCTTATGATCTTGATATCGTCAAACAGAAAAGACTACGACAACGATGAGAAAGATCCAGAAAGGCACTTGATTATTGCAAAGAATAAGTTAAAAGGTGGGTGGCATGGCAGAGTAACAGTTGAGTTAGATGGAGATACAGCTAGATACTCAGCATAGAAAGGAAATAGTAATGAGACTAGTACTAGATGTAGAGAATACAACAACTAAGAGAGATGGTAAGTTACATCTTGATCCCTTTGAGCCTACTAACACACTGACACAGGTAGGCATACAAAACCTAGACAACCCTGATGAGCAGTACGTTATGACGTTTGATCACGTTGACTACCAAGACATATCAGGTGACCGTGCTAGGCAACTACAAGCTGTATTAGATAGAGCTACACTATTAGTTATGCACAACGCACAGCACGATTTGATGTGGTTGTGGGCTAGTGGTTTTAAGTATGATGGTGATATATATGACACAATGTTAGCTGAATATGTACTACTTAGAGGTCAGAAACGATCTCTCAGTCTTGAAGCATGTGCAGAGTATCGTGAATTAGATCATCAGAAGGATGACACACTCAAGAAATATTACAAAGAAGGATACAATACGAATGAGATACCTATAAAAGAGCTAGATTACTATCTAAGATGTGACTTAAATGCCACTGCGTCATTATACCACAGCATAGAAAGAGACTATGATACTGCTGAGAGTCAGTCATTACACAACGTAAGAGACATAACATTTAAGGTGTGTAAGACACTCACTCGTATGTATATGAATGGTATCAAGATAGACACAGATGTCTTACATAGTGTACGCAAAGAGTTTGAAGACGAGAAGGTAGCAATAGAAGACAGACTTAATTTTACTGTACGTAAATACATGGGGGATACACCTATCAATCTCAACAGTGGAGAACAAATGTCAAAGGTGTTATTTAGTCGCACCCCTCTTGATAAAAAAACATGGGTAGATACATTTGAAGACGTACCACCTGAAGAGTTTAAAGATACACTTAATACTTATAGTAATATATTAAAGAGAACTAAAGCTAGTATGTGTTTTAAATGTAAAGGTAAGGGTAAGGTATTTAAAATAAAGAAAGATGGTAATAACTTTAAAAAGCCTACTGCTTGTTTAACTTGTAATGGAAAGGGTTACATACTTACTGACACTGGAGTCGTGGCAGGTTTTAAACTACATCCTAGAGATAAGTCTTGGATAAATGCTAATGGTTTTAAAACAGGTAAGGATAGTCTTGATGTTCTTATTAGTACAGCACGTAACAATAATATGAATGAGGCAGTATTGTTTATACAGGACGTTAAGAGATTATCTGCACTGACATCGTACCTATCTACATTTGTAGAGGGTATCAGTATCTTCACTAAGCCTGATGGTTTACTCCACGTTGGACTGACACAACACATATCAGCTACAGGTAGGTTCAGTGGACGTAATCCGAATATGCAGAATATGCCTCGTGGTGGTACGTTCCCTGTTAAGAAAGTATTTGTATCACGATGGGAAGGTGGACACATCTTAGAGGCTGACTTTGCACAGCTAGAGTTTCGTGTAGCTGCACACCTATCAGAAGATAAGACAGCTATTGAAGAGATCAACACAGGGTTTGATGTGCATAGTTATACAGCTAAAGTTATTACTGATGCAGGTCAGAAGACATCACGCCAAGAGGCCAAGGCTCATACATTTGCTCCTCTCTTTGGGGCAAGTGGTTGGGGTAGGAGTAGAGCAGAAGCTGCATACTATACACACTTCAATGAGAAGTATGAAGGTATATCTACATGGCACAAGTCTTTAGCTAAAGAAGCACTAGCTACCAAGAAGATAACTAATGTATCTGGTAGGCAGTATGCTTTTCCTTATGTAGAGAGAAGACCAAAGGGTAAGGTTACTCACTTTACTATGATTAAGAACTACCCAGTACAAGGACTAGCTACAGCAGACATTGTGCCTGTAGTAGTAATGGAACTAGAAGAAAGACTAAGACCTTTGCAGTCTTGTCTTGTTAACACAGTACACGACTCAGCAGTAGTTGATGTACACCCAAATGAGAAGGAGTATGTACTACAAATTATAAATGATTTAAATAAAGATCTTGACAGTATTATACACGAAGCATATAACATTAAGTTATGTGTGCCTATGCTATTAGAAGCAAAGATAGGTGATAATTGGCTTGACACAGTAGACGTAATATAGTAAAACTATAAGTTCTTATAACTTATGAAAGGTAAGATAACATGACTACAGAAATAACAGTACCCACCGAAAATGGTATGTCCATCAGTCAAATGATGGGTATATCTGTAGGGGAAGGTGGTAAAAAATCCTCTAGTCTAGCTCGACTAACTCAGATACACTCAGCTATCATGGGTTCTAAAGACTTAGATGGTAAGTCTATGAAGATAGAAGTAATACCTTCTGGATCATACAAACTAGATTTAGGTGACGGAACAGTTGCTTACAGTATTAATCCTACTATAAGAGTGTTTGCTATGCGGCAGCAGTGGACACGTTGGGATAGTGAATCTAGTCAGATGCAAAAGACTGTACTTTCTATTGATCTAAAAGGTGATCTCAAAGATAATATAGGTGGCTTCAATATTGGAAGACCAACTGGTTATGTACAGGATTGGGAAGGGCTACCTCAAGCTACTAAAGAACTAATGAGACAAGTAAAGAGAACTAAGGTTGTCTTTGGTACAGTTAATCTAACTGATCCAGTAGATGCAGAAGGTAATGCTCTGTCAGATGTAGGTAAGGATATACCATTCATCTTAGATATTAAAAACAGAGACAGTATCAAAGCACTAGATGCCTCTGTAAAAGCAGTGCAAAGATTAAATGCTCTGCCTATACAGTATAGCCTGTCTCTAGGAGCAGAAGAACATACGTTACCAACAGGTAATACTTATGCTTCAATGGTTATTGGTGTCGGAGATAAGATATCTATATCTGATTCTGATAATGATGTTTTGAAAGGTTTCTTTGACTGGATCACATGGGCTAACGGCTATGTATTAGATCAATGGTCTGACCTAAACAAAGAAGGAGTGAGTCCTGAGATGTCAGATATCATAGCTAAGACTGTGAAGAATAAAGTAGATGACTCAGACTTCGTAGATGTGGAAGGAGCAGCAGTATAATGGAACATCCTGCTGAACTATCTGTCTATTCTTTCTTAGCAAAGGCTATGGCTGGAGAAGCTTCTGTATCCAAAGATATTATGGATCAGGTAGCAACAGATGTATCTAATGCATTAGACAAACAGTTCAACGGGAAGCCTAGAGATGAGTTTAAACTTAGGATGTCTAACGTAGGGCGTCCTAAGTGCCAACTCTGGTTTGAGAAGAATGACCCTAAAGATAAGACTCCGTTTCCACCTCACTTCCTAATTAACATGTTGTTAGGTGATATAGTGGAGGCTGTCTTTAAGGGTTTACTTCGGGCTTCTGGTGTCCAGTTTGAAGACAATAACAACGTCACCTTAAAGTTAGGTGATGATAAAGAAATACAAGGAGAGTACGACCTAATCTTAGATGGTAAGGTTGATGACATAAAGTCTGCATCTCCTTGGTCATACAACAATAAGTTTGTGAACTTAGAAACACTACAGCAAGGAGATAGCTTCGGCTATATACCTCAACTTGTAGGGTATGCTGAAGGAGCAGACAAAGATGTAGGTGGTTGGTGGGTAGTCAATAAAGGTACTGGTCAGTTCAAGTATGTTAATGCTTCATCTGTAAATACTAAAGAAGTACTTGATAACATTGAAGAAACTTATGACTACATAAATAATGATGAGCCTTTTGAGCGTTGCTTTGATGCAATAGAGGAAACATTCTACAAGAAACCTACAGGTAACAAGAAGCTTACAACTGAGTGTGGCTTCTGTTCGTATAAACATAAGTGTTGGCCTACTTTACAAACACGACCATCGTTAGTATCACAGGCCAGAGAAAAACCAATGATAGATTATGTACAAATAGAAAAGGAAGTAACATGACAAAATTTACACTAGATAATGTAGAACATGATGAAGATAGTTTAACTGACGAACAAAAGAAGTTAGTGAATGGGGTATCCATTAATCAGAACGCTGTAAAACTGTTTGATGAAGTACTATCGGCTCTACAAAAACAAGGAGCAGTAAAGTTAGG